GCGTCGGTGCTGTTGACGTTCACGTTCAACGTGTTGCCCCACGCTTGCCCGGCCCCGGTGATTTCCCGGCCGGCGGCGAGCCGCTGCGACTGCTGATAGCCGCCCGTGGCGATCTGCTGCCCGACAAAAATCCCCGCGTCCCGATACGCTTGCTCCAGTACTTTGCCCGCCGCGATCGACTCCGCCGCCGTCATGCGGATCGCGCTGGAGGCTTGGTTGAACGCCACCGTCAATTGCTGCGTTTCCTTCTCGGCCTCGGCAATCGGCGGGGCGATCTGCTGCGCGGCATCGACCATTCGCTGCGTCTCGGCCTCGTACGCCGCCGTCTCGGCCGTCATGCGCTTAATGTCGGCAAAGATATGATCCGCCGTCATGGTGAACTTGGTACCGACGTTGGCCCATTCGGCGCCCAATGCCCCCGTCGCCAGCGGCACGCGCAACGTGGCGGCATAGATTTCATTCAACGTCGCGGGTGCGGTCTGCCCCCAGCGCTTGTAGGTCTCGATCGCCTCGCCGACCGCGGTGTTGAGCTTCGCTTGCTCCTCCGTGGTCATGCGCGACACGCTGCCGACGCCGCCGAGCGCCGCGGCCATCTCGTTCGCCTTCGTGATGCTGTCGCCGCCGAACATCGAATCTTTCAATTTTTGCTGCGCCGCCGCCGCAGCTTCCGCCTTCCGGGTCGCCTCGTCCTGTGCCGCCGTCTGGTCTTTCGTTTTCGCGACGTAGAAGGTGATCGCCTCGGCGGTCATCCCGTATTGCTTCTCGAGCTGCTGGACGGTCGCGGTGTGATTCGCCAGCGCCGCCGTGATGGCGGGTAGCACGTCGCGATGCGCGCGGATTTCTTTCTCCCAGAGCGCCTGGCGATGGATGGCGGTATCGACCGCCGCGGTATGGCCCTTGACCGCGTCGTAATTGATCTTGATCGCCTCGGTCATGTCGGTGATCGTGCGACCCGCCGTGGCGCTGGCTTTCGCGAGCACCTCGGCGCGATTCGCCGCGACTTCCGCATCATCGCCCCAGCCGAGCATCTGTTCGGCCGCCGATTGGATCACGGCATCCAGCCCGGTCAATTCCCCGATCCAGCGCCCCAGTTGCCAGCCCGCCATCGCGGTCCCGACCACGGCCGCCGCGGTGCCCAGCGTGCCGAGATCCGCGGCCGTCTTGCCGGAGAGTTGCCCGAGTTCGTCGATCAGGCCAATCGGTTTCGCCAACGACACGCCGAACGCATTCGCGGACTGGTCGACCAGGCGCAGCCCTTTCGACAAGTCCTGCAGGCCGGTCGTGTTCGCCCCAAAGCCATCGGCGACTTGCCCGGTCTTCGCGAGTGTCGCCCCGGCTTTTTTCCCTTCGGCGTCCATGACGCCGAGCGCGGCGCTGGCTTTCTGCGCCTCGGTGACGAAGTCGGAGAAGTCGGCTTGGAGCGCACCAGTCAGTGGCATGGCTATTTCCGCGACACGTCGTCGGCCAGGATGGCGAACGTGGATTCAGGCAAGGTCTGCACGGTGTCCCAACTCAGGCCGCTGCGCTGGCAGACGGCAAGGGTGTGATGGACGAGTCGTCGGAAGACGCGGTTTTTTTTAGCGCCTCGCCCGCGGCCTCGACCGTCGCGTGATGCGCCTCGATCGCGCGCTTCACCTCGAGCGCCGTCGCTTGGCGCAGATTGTTGAGCGCGTCTTGCACGTCGTCCGGCGGCAGGCCGCGCACCGGAATCCGCGCGCCGCCGGGGTCGGTCAGCGTCCAGTCAATCAAGTACGCGATCACCGTCGCATCCGTCGTCTTGAGCACGTCGCGCTTGAGTTCGCCGCCCTTCGATTCGGTGTACATGCGCGAGAGCATGGCGATGTATTGGCCGTGATTGAGTTCGGCCCAGACGGTCAGGCTGCGCCCGTTCGAGAGCGGCAGCGTGAGTTCTCGCGGTACGACGATGTCCGACATTTAGCGTCCCTCCGGCGGGCCGAGACTCGCGGTCAAGGCGTCACCGTTCACCTGCAACGTTTTCGGGAGCACGGGAAAGCACCACAGCCCGGCGGGCTTAGCGAGACGGGGCGCCTGGAAGATCAGCGGGAGCTGGCGAATCCGAAGGCTGTCGACCCGGGTGACCCGGGCCGACAGCGTCCAGTGGAAGTGTTCATCCCGGCTGACCGACCAGCGGCCTAACACCGCCGCCTCGCCCGCGCCCCAGACAATCGCGCCGCGCTGCCCGCCAAACGTGACGGAATTGAACAGCCCCGGCACGGGTGCCCGTTACGCCGCGCGATCGCGGTCGGCCTTCTCGCGGTCGCGGTCGGCCTGGAGCGTCTCCAGACGGGCCATCGCCGCCGCAGGCAGCGTCCACGGCCCGGCCGCCATGAAGGTGCCCGACAAGGCCGGGGCGCCCTCCACATCCGTGTCCAGTTCGGCGTCCATGTAGGCGAGGCCGCTGAACTTGTGCGGGGTCGCCGCGCTGGGGTCGTTGCTGTGGGGAATCAAGTCGAGCGTCCCCGGCGAGGTCAGCGCCGTCGCTTCGATCAGCGACATGTCGTCGCTGTTCCAGAAGCCCGTCAAGCTGCCGCTGACATCACGCATGCCGGGGATGTACACGCGATTCGTGTCTTGGAAACACGTCACGTTGATTTTTTCGGTCGCGAGACTGAGCGTCCACGACTTGATGGACACGAGCGCGGTGCCGGTCGCCCCGCCGGTCGGATCCCATTTCACGAGTCCGTCACGTCCTGCGCGAATCATGATGTGTGTCCTTCCTTAGACACTCGGCGCGACTTGCACCCGATAGCGCCCGCCGTGATGCTGCCATCGGATCGACTTATCAGAGGGATCGAGTTCGCCGGGGTCGCGGATGCGCTCGACGCGCACCGTCGAGAGCCACCCGTACCCCGGCACGGTGAGCGGCTGATCCTCGAGCAGCGCATCAATCCGCGCCGCCGCGTCGGTGGCCGGGGCCATCGCGCTCGTGAGCACCACCGCCTGCACCGCATACGTCACGACTTCGATCGCACGGCGCTTCGCCGGGGTCTCGTTGAAGACGGACACATCAGCGCTCTCGTCGAGCGTCACCAGCGCGAACGCCGTCTTCCCTTGCGGGGCGAGGCCGAAATGCACGCCGCCCGGAAGCAGCGTTGCGAGCGTCGCATCGCTGGCCAGGTGCGTGATCACCGCCGTATCGACCGCGCTCGAGTTAGCCACCGGAGACCGTCAGCCCTTCCGCGCGCATGATCGCGGCCACGCGCGGGATGATTTGTTCGCGGGCCTTCATTACCCGCGGCACGAAGTTATGCGCCGCCGGCATCCGGCCCCGCGTCCCGCGTTTCTTGGTGGTCCGCGGCTTCGAGCCAAACTCATACGCGAGCGCGTACTTGGCCGTGTTCGCAATCACGACACGCGCGGCATTTTTGCGCGGCTGCGACTTCACGACCATTCGGCTGGCGAGATACCCGCTGCGCTGCGCGTACGACGCGCCGATCTCGGCCGCGACCGTGGTCCCGAGCGACACCAGCGCCGCTTGCGCCTGCGCGGCGAGGAAGGACGGCAGCTGCTTGAACTTCGCTTGCTGCACCGTGACGCCGCCGAGCGTGAACTTGATCACGGCAACGCCTCCGCGACCACCAGCACCAGCTCCCGGCGGGCCTCCTCCGGGTCGCGCAGGCCGAGCACCTGGAACACCCGCGCCCCGCGGTCGGGGTCGGTGTAGGTCAGCCGGGTCTGCACCGTGATGCCGGGGTGATACGGGAGCGTGACGGCATGCGTGCCACTCGCAACAAGGGTGTCGGCGGTCTGCCGTTCCATGTCGGCGCTGGCGAGCGCGTCGAGCGCCGCCCACGTCCACGGCGGATTCAGCGGCGCCCAGGTTTCGGTGAACCCGCCCGCGCCGTCCGGCACCGGCCCGCCGGGATTCTCGAGCGTGACCACCTTGGTCCGCTTGCCAGTCGGGATCATGCGATCACCGGGGTCCGCAGCCGGCGCAAGGCGCCGACCACTAGCGGATGCAAGTCGCCCCGCTCGAGGTCACGACGTGGGCCGCCGCCTTCGAGGTCGTCGCCCCGGAAGCGCCAGAATTCGCCGGTCTGGAACAGGATCATCTGCGGCACGATGGCCGGCGCCGTCGACGGCGTCCACCCCGCCACGATCAGCACGTCCTCCGGGTACGGGCTGAGATATTCGAGAATCGCGTACTCGGCCGCGTCCACGGTGAGCTGGAGCGCCGCGTCGTCGGGATGCCCGGCGGGCGTGCCCGTGCGCAGATAGTCCTTGGCCTGCTGCAGCGTCACCAGGGTCGCGGTCATTGCACGGTGCCCCGGAGGTCGGTGACTTCGATCGCTGGCTCGTCTTTCGGCGCCGGACGGGCGTCCAGCCGGGCTTCGACGATGGCGAGGCGCTCGCGGAGGAGTGCCACCTCCGTCCGCGCCTCGGTCAGCGCCCGGTCCAGCGATGCCTGATGCACCTCAGCGGGTGCCAGCGCCGCCTTGATCGTCAGGCG